ACCAGCCAGCACCGCCAGCACCCGAACAACCAGAAGACCAAATCGTCAGCGACGAATCCGCGCAAGAATCCGCATACGACGTGATCCTCAACATGTTGGAATCGTATGGTCTGGAAAGCCTGACCCAGTTCGTATCAGACATCGTGTTCGGCGAAAACATTCTTGACAGCGAAATTGTTTACGGTCGCATCCGAGGAACCGACGAATACAAAGAACGGTTCCGGGCGAACCAACAACGCATTGATGCCGGCTACAACGCTTTGTCCGAAGACACCTACATCGCAATGGAAACCGCATTTCGCCAGTACATGCGAGCATCAGGACTCCCAGAAGGTTTCTACGACAGCAACGACGATTTCACCGCGTTGATCGCGGCAGACGTATCAACAGGCGAACTGTCAGAACGAGTCAATCAAGGATACGAAGCAGTACGACAAGGCGACCCCGCTGTCGTAGGCCAGATGCAACGCCTTTACGGGATCACAGACGGACAACTCGCCGCATACTTCCTCGACCCTGACAGGGCACTCCCAACACTTCTGTCACAAGCAGAATCGGCGCGNATCGCAGCAGAAGCACAAGCACGCGCAGGTCTGGAACTCACCACGGAACAAGCAGAAATGCTGGAACAAGCAGGGTTCACAGGTCAAGNAGCAGCAGCCGGTTTCACACGGATCACAGAACTAGAAGAAGCGTTCACTCCGACGTTCGCCGAACAAGGTGCAGCGTTCACCACCGAAGAACAAATCGGAGCGATCTTCGGTACCGACCCGCAAGCAGCGCAACGTCTCCGTCAACGGCAACGACGCCGGGTCGCCGAGTTCGCTGGCGGTGGCGGTTTCGCAACCGGCCAAGGTGGACAAGTCACAGGGTTGCAGTAACACACAACATCTTGTGCTACAATTTCTGACGATGCCAAGATATGGCAGGAACCCCGCCGAGGCGGGAGACAATGCAGCACCGTCATCTGCCTCCGGGTGACGGTTGGGCGAAGGAGTGTACATATGGACAGCGACATCGACCGCGATGACGAGGCAGGCAGAAATCCGTTACGCGACCGGATGAAGCAGCTAGAAGCCGAAAACGCTGAACTGAAGGCAAGAGCCGATGAGGCCGCTGCCGCAGCCCGCGAACTGGCGTTCGTGAAAGCCGGAGTAGACCCCGGACTTCCCGTCGCCAAATACTTTATGAAGGGCTACGAAGGCGAACTCACCGAAGAAGCCATCAGGGAAGCAGCGATCGAAGCGCAAATCGTGAAAGACACACAGGCCGAGCAAGTCCAGTCCGAAGCACAAACGTGGAATCGTTCCACGCAGATGGCAGCGGACTCGTCAAGCGAAGTCCCGATGGATTTCTCGACTCGCATCAGTCAGGCCAAAACTCCTGACGAAGTGATGCAGTTGCTGTCTGAAGCAAAAGCCCAAGCACGCTAGCCCCCTAACCGGGGCTACCACCCGGAAGGACAGCCACAATGGCTTATACCCAGACTTCATCCCTTTCTGTTGACCAGCAGGCGTTTGATCGGCTCGCGTATTTCGCGCTCCGGTCGGAACTCCTGTTCGACGCAGCCGCTGACGTGATGCCGACCAACCAGGCGATGCCCGGTTCGACCGTCACCTTCACCATTTTCAACGACCTGACCGCCGCGACCTCGACTCTTACCGAGGACACCGATGTCACCCCTGTGGCAATGTCGGATTCGCAGGTCACCGTGACCCTCGCCGAGTACGGCAACGCGGTGCTCACCACCGCCAAGCTGCGCGGCACCTCGTTCCTTGATGTTGACACCGTCGCCGCCAACGTGGTCGGCTACAACGCCGGCATCTCGATTGACAGCGTGATCCGCGACGTTCTCGCTGGTGGCAGCAACGTGATTTACGGCGGTGGCGGTTCCACCGACCCGAGCTCGCGTACGACTGTTGCCGCTGAGGACACCATCGAAGCGAACGACATCCGCAAGGTGACTGCCCAGTTGCGTGGCGACAACGTCCCCACCTTCAACGGCTTGTACATGGCGTACATCCACCCTGACGTGTCGTACGATCTTCGTTCGGAGACCGGCGCAGCAGCGTGGCGTGACCCGCATGTGTATGTCGACACCGACATGATTTACAACGGTGAGATCGGCGCGTTTGAAGGTGTGCGTTTCGTTGAGACGCCCCGCGCAAAGGTGTTCACCGACGCTTCCGACGGTTCCGGTTCAGCCGGTAACGTCGACGTGTACTGCACGCATGTGATGGGCCGTCAGGCTCTCGCCAAGGCACACTCAATCACCGACGGCAACGGCCCGCTTCCGAGCATCGTCCGCGGCCCTGTGGTTGACACCCTGGAGCGTTTCCAGCCGATCGGCTGGTACTGGCTCGGTGGCTACGGCCGGTTCCGCGAGGCTTCGCTTCGCCGGGTCGAGTCGTCGTCCTCGATTGGCACGAACAGCTGATCCGAGTTCCCTCAGGCGTTGGCCCCCTGCTTCGGCGGGGGGCTTTCGCCGTTGTAGGGTTCGTTTGGGTGGTACACTTGGTGGAGTTCACCGGGAGCAGATATGAGCATTTCTAACTACGCGGAAAACAAGTTTCTGGACACGTTGCGGAATCAGTCGTTCGCGGTGACGACGGTGTACGCCCAGTTGCATACGGGTGATCCTGGTGAGGATGGCACCTCGAATGTGGCAACTGAGACGACCCGTGTCGCTTTGACGTGGAACGCTGCGTCTGGCGGGTCGATTGCTACGTCGGCTGCTGCGTCGTGGACGAGTGTGGCAGCAACTGAGACGTTGACGCATTTCTCGTTGTGGGACGCTGCGACTTCGGGCAACTGCCTGTTTTATGGTTCGTTGTCGGCGTCTGCGTCGGTTGTTGCTGGCGACAACTTCGATCTTGATACTGTCACGCTGACGCTTGACTGACCGGTGGTGACGGATGGCAGTCCGTAACGCCACTCTTGTTGATTTCACCACAGGGTTTACTGGTGGCCCTGGTTTCTATCGTGGTGTTGTTGTTGTCCCGGATGCGTCTGGTTCGGGTTCTGGTGCGGGTAGTGCGGATGGTACGCATACGCATCGTCGTACCTCGTCGGCATCTGGGACGGGTACGGGGTCTGCTGATGCGACGGTCACATCTCGTCGTACCGGCAGCGGGTCTGGTACTGGCACAGGGTCTGCTGATCCGACCGTTATTTCGCGTCGTACGGGCACAGGTTCGGGTTCTGGCACCGGCAGCGCAGACGGGACCCCTACGTCGCGTAGAACGGGTTCTGCGACCGGTACAGGGGCAGGTACAGCAGACCGCACGGTCATATCGAGGCGTACCGGGTCGGCGTCTGGTGCGGGAACCGGGATTGCATCTACCACTATCACGTCGATCCGTACCGGGTCGGCGTCTGGTGCGGGGACGGCGACAGGTGTTGGCCGTATCCGGTATGTGCGTAGCGGCACAGCATCTGGTGTTGGGACGGCGACAGCGGACGGCACGAAATCGTTGACGTTCCGACCGCCGAACGATGATGATTTCCCGTGGGCTGATTACCGTCAGCAAAGCAGCAAAGCACACCGGCTGTTTGGTTTCGTTGGGCAAGGTGTGCGTGCCCGTAACATTTTCAAACTTGTTGACGGCACATTCACGAACGACGACCCGTTAGACCCTGCTCTGGTTGACAAGGTGTATTACGGTGCCCACGTCTACTTTGTTACCGCCGAAGAAAAAGCCGATCTGGTCGCCGCAGGATACGAGGTCACCTAATGCCAACATTTACACCACCGACAGATGACCTGTTCAACTTGTCCGATTTTGATATCGAGTACCCGTTGACACAGAACGAACGTCTCGCCTACCGGTTTCTTCGGCATTACGCTCCGCTGCCACGCGGCCGTAACGTGTTCAAACTTGCTGACGGATCGTATGTTGAGAACGAACCGGAGGATTACTCAACGGTTGTTCTCACTTATTACGGCGGGCATGACCATGTTGTCACCGATGAGGAAGCTGCTTTGTTGACAGCGGCGGGCTACGGGGATTACATCACCTAAACTCTCGGCTATGAAACATCGTGAGGTTCATCCCGATCTTGACGTGGACGGCTGTTTTGGTTGCCGTATCGCTGGTGTGTCGTTCGCTGCGTCTTCGATGCCGTCTCGGAAGATCGCTACGAACGATATTGATGCGACGGAGCGTCGCTGGTCGAAAGATATGGATGCGTACAAAAGGTTGAAACGTGACGGTTTGCAACCCGCGAAAATTGATGGGTCTGCTGAGATGGAGAAGAAAGCGGAGCATCGTTCTCAGGTGGAAACAGGAATCATGTGATGTTGGCCCCGTACAGTATTCAGGGGCTTG